GTCTTCTTTGCTACAACAGTACCACTTGTTGCTTTGAGAACAAAACTGTCAGCAGTAGTAGCGTCTGTAACTGTAACAGTGTTATTAGAAACAGAAACACCAGTTACCACTTCATCAAGTGCAAAAGTTACAGAAGCACCTGCAATAACATCATCAAACTGACTAAACACAGTCGCAGTGTAGTCTTCTGTATTGTCTGCTCCACCACTTTCGGGGATACCAATACTGTCTGCACCTGCAATTTCAACAACTGTGGCAACATCTGTAACTGCACCTGCAATAATCTCTGCAAGAACCTCTGGTTTCTGCTGTGCATAGAAAACTGCGTTTTTAATAGCGTCAACTTTCTTGCTCATACGAATACCTCCGTTCTATTATGCGGTCTCAATGACAACACCATACTGGTCATGAAGAAGTCCAGTACCCCAGATAGCATACCAAGCAAGGCTTCTCTTACGACCAAAATCTTCAACACCATTATCACGAAGTTCAACAGGAAGTGACCATGCAATTCCGTAATACTGGTCTCCGAAGATAACAGCCTGATAAATGTCTGTCTTGGAAAGAGCAGGGTCATCATCATCACCTGCAAATCCCTTTTTCAGATATGCCTTGTATGCAGGGTCATTCTGTCCTGCTTTACCATTGCACATAAGAGTAGTCTCAATGAAACGAGTGTCATCAATACGACCAATCTCACCAGTAAACATCTGCTCTGGTGCTCCATAGTTGCTTGCGTTAATCCATGCACTGTCATCACGCAGGTCTCTACTCTGGTGAGGGTGAACGAAGCAAATCCAGTAAAGGTTCTGATACTTCGGTGCATTGTTGGTAGCAAGGATTTCAATAGCGTCCTTGATAGTTGAAACAGTCAACTTATCAGTTGCTTCAATGTCCTCTCTTGCTTCACGCTTATTAGCGTAAACAATGTTAGTACCAGAAAGAGCAACATCACGAAGTTCACAGTCCATAACGAGTGCATAGTCACGACCCAGAAGAGTGGTAGTCGTAGCCATAACATCATCAAAAGAAGACTGGATAAGAAGTTCAGAGTTAGAAACTGCATTACCATGCTCCTGCACAGTAATCTGCTTCATAGAACCACTTAATGCCTGTGTGCTCATGTTCTTTGCTTCTTCAAGAGAACCACCAAGTTTGAGGTTATCATAAGTCAGCATAGAAATAGTAAGACCCGGTTCAACACCAAGTTCGGTCTTTACAGTTGCAAACTGGCTAAAACGCATAATAGGGAGTGCCTTGAACTCAATCTCTCTTGAATATACAAGACGCACTCCATCAGAAAATAATGTACCACCGTTATCAGCACCTTTCTGTGTTGCAACGGTCATGTCGGCAAATGCCTTTACTGTCATAATGGACAGTAGTTTGTTAAACAGTGACTTGTTCTTCATCACGATTTACCTCCTTTATTGTTCGTGAGTATTTGGACTTTACTTTAGTCCTAACTGCTTTCGTAACTCTGCATACTCTGGACTTGCCACATCAAGAGTTGCAAGTCTGTCGAGGTCAATACCTTTATTCTGTACACCGCTTATACTTGGATTGGCAGGTGTCTTCGGTGTTCTCTTCTGACCACCAGAGGTATTCTTCTTGGTGCTATCAGCAGAAATACCCAGAGACTTTCTAATCTCTTCACTACGACTTAAAGCCGCTTCAATAGACTGGTCAATCTCTTCTTTAGTAGTACCCATTACTAACTCTGGAACTAAAATCTGGTCTTTTAATTCTGCCATCTTTTCTGCTTTGTAGGTCTTGACTTCGTACTCTGCTTCGAGTTCCTTTCTCACTTCGGCTTCGACTTCTTCCCTACTCACTGGCTTCTGACCCTCATAGTCTGCAACTTTCTTTTCAAGGTCTTCTTTGGCTTTCTTCAAAGTGTCAACCTCTGATTTCAAAGTCTTGACTTCTTCGGTGTCACCACTACCTGCTTTTGTTAATTTGTCTTCTGCTTCTGCGAGTTTCTTTTCAAGGTCAGCCTTTACAAGTAGGTCATTGTTGTGCTGTTCAGTCAGTGTTGTAATCTGACCTTTCAACTTCTCAATGGTCTTGTACTGCTTCTCCTCTTCCTCTTTTCGTGCCTTTGCGATAAGGTCTTCATAGTTTATGGTTGTTGAAGACTTCTTTTCGCCACTGTCACTACCACCATCAGTGGTGTCATCAGTGTCATGGTCTGAAACCTCGTCAGCAAATGCTCTCAAAGAGATTGCACCAATAAGTTTCATCATAGTTGCACGACTTCTTTCTACGATACTGTCACAATTTTTTCTCATGATAAATATACCTCCT